GCCTAAACACTGCTTAGGGTTTTGGTGGTTCACCTCGTAACAGAAGAACCACCTCTTTTAAGGTGATTTATGGCAAATTATAAAAGAAAGAAACCTCGTAGAAGTTGTCGATGCACAATGTGTACCCAACTTAGATGGTTAGGTAATTCCGCAGGTCGCAAAAGAATTTCAGATATTCGTAATGATGATAAGTTTAAATCTTACAGAGAGAGCATTGAATGAAAGTTTACATTAACAATTATAAAGACCATTGGATTAGTCCTTACACTATGTTAGATTATATGTTCTTTTGGACAGATTGGTCTAAATGTAGTCGCAATAGTAGTATCCAAAACGCATTAGATGAACTTGAAGGTAAATACAAATACATCGAACATCCTGAATGGGTTGAGAAATGGTCTGACCGCCTTCTACCTATTAGTAAAGCAATTCAATGGGTTTGGAGTAAAGTTGACCGCAAGATTGATTATGTAAAAATTGACCGATGGGATACTTGGTCAATGGATCACACATTGTCATACATCATTCTTCCAATGTTGAAACAATTGAAAGAATCAAAACATGGTGCGCCTTTTGTTGATGATGAAGATGTACCAGACGAATTGAAATCAACTTCTGCACCACCAAAAGAAAATGAGTGGGACACCGATGACAACCATTTCAAAAGATGGGATTATGTCCTCGATGAAATGATATATGCATTTGAACACAAGGTCGATGATTCTTGGCAAGATGCATATCGTTCTGGTGAGATGGATATACTTTGGGTGCCTGTTGACAAGGACGGCAACGAAGTACCAAAAGGTGAACACAAATTCAGCCAAATGAAAGATGGACCAAATCATACATATAAATGCGATTACGATGGTATGCAAATTGTTGAAGATAGAATGAAGAATGGATTCCGTTTGTTTGGTAAATATTATCAGGGTTTGTGGGACTGATTATGGATAAAGATTTAAAGTCTTATGTTAAAGTTTACGACAATTGGTTAGATGCCGATAAGTGTAAACAAACCATAAGTGAAATGAACAATGTAAATTGGCAACAACATACATTCTATAATGCTGCCGATGGTTCATATGCCACTCAAAGTGGCAATCGTGAACTAGATGTTTCTTTCGAAGGTGGTAATATATCCACACAACCATATGTGATGCAGAGAATTTGGGATGCATATCGAAAGTATACCAATGAATTAGAATTTTCATGGTTTAATTCTTGGCAAGGATTTTCTGCCGTTAGATTTAATCGTTATAGTGAAGATAGGTTGATGGCATTACATTGTGACCATATTCATTCATTGTTTGATGGTCAAGCAAAAGGTATTCCTACAATGACCTTTCTTGCAGTATTAAATGATGATTATGAAGGTGGTGAATTCATTATGTGGGGTGACGAAGAAATCAAATTTAAAACCGGCACAGCAGTTGTATTTCCTTCTGTATTTTTATTTCCACACGGAGTTCAACCTGTAACTAAAGGCACAAGATATTCTTGCGTTAGTTGGGCGTGGTAGTATGTGGCGATTGTGGGCTAAGGCACTCGGTCAAAAAGAAGGTGTGAATGATTGCGAATCAGATAAGATTGCCACTATACGCACATTAATTGTGTTAATATACATCATAACGAATTTTTTCATTATTGCCAGTGTTATACGACATTGGTAACATAAATAAGTAACTGGCTACACACACTTATTGCCAGTAACACACAAAACACACAAAGGAGTTTTATATGTCAAATATGACACCGTTCGAAATACGCCTCGAACTACTAAAAATGGCGAAGGACATGCTTTCTGATGACTACTACGGAAAGCGTGAATCAATTAGCAATCAATACGCATCACAATGCGAATATGCTAAACTGAATGGTCAACCAGTACCAGACCATCCAGGTTTCCCTCCCTTCCCAAATGAAAGTGAAATCGTCACCAAAGCAAACGCATTGAACGGTTTCGTTTCACAACAAATCCCCAATTCTTCACAAGAAAAGACAATCAAAAAGTCCACCTGATACGGGATCGGATTTACGGCCTTCTTTGGCCGTAAATCCTTAACTAATTAAGGAGAAATTATGCGAGCTCGCATTTTCATCACATTGGTGACCATCGTAACTATTTTTACATTTAGTTTTTTGATGGTAGACCAAAATAGAAATTTGCCATACAAGGCATACTATAATAATTTAACCGCAGATGCTAAAACGCAGGTTGAGTGTCTGGCTGAAAACATTTATTTTGAAGCAGGGCATGAATCTGATGCAGGTAAAATTGCCGTTGCTTTTGTTACTTTGAACCGTGTTAATAGTGGTCGTTTTGAAAACAACATTTGTGGTGTTGTTAAACAAAAGACCGGTAACACTTGCCAATTTTCTTGGTATTGTGAAGATAGAGCCAAGGCAATATCGACAGGACAGGTCTTGACAAATAGGCCAAATTCGTTGTATAATGATGTTAGAAATTTAGCAGTATATGTTTATGCTAATTATGAGAAGATGGAAGACCCATCAAAGGGTGCCTTGTTCTATCATGCTGATTATGTTAATCCAAAATGGCCTAATATGATTTACACAACCACGGTAGGCAGACACATTTTTTACAAACGAAAAGGTATGGAGAGTTAATGAATACGAAAAACATAGACTTATTTAAGTTAGATTCGACATTTATTATTTGCTTAACTTTAATTCTACTGGCATCAGTCATAGGATTAGGATACTATTATGTAACTGATAGAACATTGATGGCAAAAAATATTGATTCTGCAATTGTAAAGGGAATCGACCCATTATCAGTAAGGTGTTCATACGCAAAAAGTGATGATTTGATTTGTGTTGCATTTGCCGCTTCGGCACAATCACACAATGTGGCGACAATCGCTAAAAAATAATTTTAACAGGAGTATATTATGGCAGTTCAACAATTGACAATTAACCAACTTTCTCAACCAGACCGTGAGAAGTTATTTAAGATTATTAAAGATTGTTCCGATTCGTTAACTCGTATCGATGGCGAACAAGATTTTATTCGTGAGAGCATTACAGAGACATCCAAACAAATGCAACTACCTAAGAAATTGGTTGCGAAGTTGGTTAAGGTTTATCACAAACAGAACTTTGATGAAGAAGTTGCTGTGCATGAACAATTTGAAACACTTTATGAATCGGTGGTGAAATAATGAAATACACTCTTATAATGGAAGAAACAGATATTAGAGGTGAACTAGTCGGTAATAAACTGGTTAGTGAATTTAATGCGGATTATTTGCAGGATATTTTGGTAAAGTTCCAAGATTTTCTAAAAGGTTCTGGTTTCGTTTTTGAAGGCCTATTAGATGTTGTCAATGATTTTGAAGAACCACCTGAGTGGCACAATGAAGAATTTGAAACGCCACAAGAACCTGTGCATGATTGGTCAACACCTAAGTTTGATCCTGCACAAGAATTATATGATGAGATGGATTACGGTGTTTCTAAACCGAAAAATACTGCACCTTGGGACTGGACTGTGAATGAATTGATGAAAGGTCCAATTACAACCAAAGATGTTGAAGTGAATTTTGCACCAACTGGCGCAGATTATACTGTGAACTATGGTGCGGGTCAACCTAGCATTTTTGTTCCCGCAGGTATTGATACAATCACACTCACTGGTATACAAGGTCTACAAGGTAGTGTAGGAATCAATTGTGAAATTTGTGGACTTCCAAAAAATGTAATGAAGTCGCATAATTGCTATGATGATAATTGTCCGAAAGGCACTTGGAAATAATGCCAACAAAAGACGAAATGGCTAAGTTTGCTAAATCAATCGAAGAATTAGTTGCAAATACTGATTACAACTATATCGAAGCGATTGTTGAACATTGTAAACAAACAGGTCTTGAAATTGAAGTGGCAGCAACATTGGTGAATTCCAATTTAAAATCGAAACTTGAGGGCAATGCAATGGACAATAATATGTTGAAAGAAAAAGGTTCTCGTTTACCATTATGACAGGATATGAAGCGTTTAGTCTGTATCAATCACTAAAACTTCATTTCTCACAAGATTCATATGATTTTTTCAAATACAATGGTAAATCTAATATTAGTGTTACCACATTTGAGAATCGTAAAGACAAGTATCATTTCTACAAACTATCTCGCAAGTATACCGATAAAGATGATTTGATTACCTTTATTGTA